TCAGGTCACGCCGGCCGTGCCCCGTTCCCGCCAGGCGAGCCACGTCACGGTGGCGAAGGCGCCGGACCATGAACCGACCGCCGCGAAGGCGACGTAGATCCAGTCCTGCGTGTAGGTGATCACGGCGAAGGCCGAGAGCATGTACCAGAGCCCGCTCCAGTTTGCCGCCCAAAAGCGCCGCCGCGCCATGATCGAGGCGTTGAACAGCACATAGACCGTGTCGGTGGCGGCCGTCGACGTAAACACGCCAAGGGCGAGAAGGGGGTCGACGGTGGGAAGTATCATGGGAGCTCCGGGAAACCGCTGGAGTGATCCCGCTACCGTCGATCCTGCGCTCTCCGCTGGCAAGCGTTTGCCTCACCGCCCCCACCCGCACAATTCCCGCCCCACGGCATTGTGCGCCTTCACCTGGCGGATGGTGGGATCGGTGTCCGCCACCGCCCAGCCTATCGGCGCGAACGCCCCGCAGGCGCCCCTAGTCGCGGCGGAAGGCGTCGTCGTCGCGCAGCCGGCCGTCATCAGCATTGCGGCGATCAGCATCAGCCCGCGCGTCATTCGCGCGCTCGATCGTGTCCAGCACATCGCGTTCTCCCTCCGCCACGCAGGCCGCGTGGCCTTCCGTGCGCCCCTTGAGATAGATCCCGCCGGCCAGCGCGAGGGCCGCGAGGACGAGCGCGGCGCCCCGCCCGAGCGGGCTCGCCATCAGCCCCAGCAGCGCCGTCACGGCGTCGCCTCGCCGGCGCTTATCCGCACCAGAGCGCCGCGCAGGGTGAGGGCCACGCCGGCCAGCATCAGCGCCGCGAACAGCCATTTCAGCGGCTCGGCGAGGCTGGCGAGCGGCGCCAGCCGGTCGGCCTGCTCGGCCACGACAGTGCCGAGCACGCCCGCGCCGCTGATGAGCCCGCCGGCGCCTTCCGGCGTGCGCGAGAGCTTGGTGTCGCCGGGCCGCGCCCGGGCGGCGCCTTCCGTCTCCCGTGCGGCCTCCGGTGGGGTGTCGCGCGCCATCCGCGTCGCCGCCGCCCGAACCTCGGCGACGCGGCGGGTCCAGCCGGCGCCGAAGGTCGGAAACGTCCGCAGGGTCCGCAGCATTGCGAGGCGGCGATCGCAGAGGCCGTCGACCAGCGCGGCCGGCTCCTGCCCGGCCAGCGCCGCCAGCGTCGCCTCGCCCACCTGCCCGTCCGCGACGACACCAAGCGTGCGCTGCAGCCATTTGGCCGCCTGGGCGGGGCCGGAATTCACCGCCGCGTCGAACAGCGCAAAATCGAGCCCCGCGGGCAGTTCGTCCGCCCGCACCGCGTCCCAATATTGGCGCCGGTAAATCGCCGCGACCTCGCCGGGCTCGATCAGCCGGACCCCTCGCGCGGGCACGCCATGGCGGCGGCGCCAGCCATCATAAACGCGCTGGGTAATGCCCTTCATGGTCGCCCCGCCGGGGTCGGCGGGGTGATCGGCATAGCCGCCCTCATGGACGAGCACGCGCTTCAGCGCCTCGTCGAAGCTCGACGCGGTCATTGCATGGCTCCGCTGCAAGATTTTGGGGGTGATTTCTGGGGATTAACGCTATGTTAACCATCCGGCTACCCCGGCACGGTTGCAAAAATACCGGGATTCCGAGACTCTTTTTGAGATAGCTGGCTACGGACAAGGGGCTCCGCACGGCATGGCAAGAGAAGATCGACTTGTCGAAGATCTGCGTAGCATTTTCGATGAAGCCCGCCGCAGCTCCGGACAGGTGCAGGCGGAGGCACTTCTGGCTGTCGCCCCGGTGGTGCTGAAGAGCAGCGACCCGGAGCGCGAGCGCGGCGTCGCCTATATGCGCGACCGGCTGGCACCCGAGAGCTATCGGGCCATCTGCCGCGCCATTGGCGACGAGCTGGACCGGCTCAACAACGAGATCGACCGGCTGAAGCGGTTCGAGAGGATTTCGACCGTGGTCGAGACCGCCAAGCGCCGCATCGTTGCCCGGCCGATGATCGTGGCCAAGCCCACCGCGACGGCAGCGGTCAAGGCCGCCGCCGCCGGGGCTACCGCGCCCGGCGCGAGCGCGTCCGGTTCAGCCACGGCGGGCGTGGCCACCGCCCCGGCTCCGGCCGCACCGGCTGTCGCGCCCAGGCAGCCCGGCGCCGGCGTTCCCGCAGCGGCCGAATAGACGCGGCGCATCAGAACTCGGCGACGCCCCAGTCCTCGGCGGGCAGCGTCTCCACGCGCGCCGCGCGCTCGGCGGGCGTGAGCAGCCCGTCATAGCTCTCCTGCGACAGATGAATCTGCGCCTCACCCGGCATCGCGGGGAGCAGGAGCGCGGCCCGTCCATCGGTCGGGTGAAGCTGCCACGCCCACAGATACAGGGTGTCACCGGGCGCGCTGCCGAGCGCCTGCCACGCCGCCGCGCTGCGGGCCTGCGCCTCCCCCGCCGTCGCGAAGATCAGGTACATCATGGCATCACCCGGGTGAGGGCCGCGTCGAGCGCCGCGACATCAAGCGCGGAGCGGGAAAGGGCCAGCATCGACATGGCCCCAGCAAATCCCGACGTGCCGACGGCGTTGGCACCGATTCGCGACGCGGAAGAGCTGTTCGTGTCCGGTGCCGATTGGGCCGGAGACATAACGCCCGTTGTCGTCTCGCCGTTTCCGGAGATATCGAGGCCACCGGCGGCGTAGCCGATCCGCGCGATCAGGCGGGTGGATACCCCAATGGGGCGCACCACGCTCTGCTCGGCACCGCCGTCAATGGAGCGGGCGCCCACGGCAAGGGTGCCGCTGGCGCAGTAAAGGATGGCCCTCGATTGCGGCCCCCCGCCGATGGACGTCGAGAAGATCGCCTGCGTCGCCGATGTCGGCGGCGCGCCGGTGGCAGCCGCGACCGTCAGGGCCGACGCGCCGCGTGCGATGCCCAGGCTGTTCTGCATGTCGACATACTGCGCACCCGAGAACACCATGCCGGGCCGCCCGTTCGGCCCGATATCGAGCACGCCGGCGCTGACCAGCCGAGGCTGCGCCGCGCCCGTTGCCTGCTCCGCGTGACGTCCGTTCCCGGTCTGGTCGTACCACCGCGTTGCATAGACGCTGCCCGCGCCGGCGAAGGCGAGCAACGCGGCCACGTCGAAGTCGCCCGGTGCCGTAAAGCCGACATCGACCTCCGCCCCGTCGCTGGTGCGCCGTGCCCGCACGCACGGGCCGGCATGGGCCGACAGGAGTCGCCTCATGCCGAACGCCGCATAAAGCGAGCCGGCGAAACCGTCGAGCGGCAGGGCCACCGCCGGCGCCCGCCGACGATGGCGGAGATCGAGCGTAAAACCGATGCTCGCCATCTCAGTCGACCCGGTGGATGACGAGCCCGGCCGTGGTGCCCGTGGCCAGCACCCGCCTCACCAGAAATTCCAGCACGCTCACCTGCCCGGGCGGCAGCGGCAGGGTCAGTGGGGCGCCGTCGGCCGCGTCGACGGGGAGGATGCGGATATCGGCGCTCGCCAGCGCAGCCGGCACGAACACCCGCAGCCTTGCATAGCGCGGCAGGTCGGTGGCGTCGTTCGGCGTCACCACGGCGCCGGCGCGGCCCAGGCCTACGGGCGAGAGAGCGCGGCGGTGCCAGGGGTCCTTGGCGGAATCATAGGGCATGGGTCGCTCCCTGATATCAGAGGGTGAAGGCGAGGAAGGAAAGGACGAGCCGCACCCGCCCGCCGGTGAAGCTGCCGCCCACCGCGGTCACGCGCAGCGGCGTGTCGGCATAGAAGGCCTGCGGGCCGATCACGCCGATATTGCTCGCCCCGGCGGCGATGCTCAGCAGGCCGCCGAATTTCGACGTCTCGCCTGATATGCCGACCTCATAGGAGGTCGCCCCCGTCACCGCCGTCACCGTGCGGCTGGCAACGGCGAGGCAGATGGCGCGGTTTGGAACCAGAAGGGTCGAGGCGACGAAGGCACCGGCGAGGTTCACCTCCTCCTCCACCGTGCGCAGCGTCGCTGTCGCGCCGGAGGGAGTGAACGCGAGCGCCTCGCGCCACGCGACGCCATCGAAGAGCAGGCTGCGCGCCTCGCCCGCCACGTAAGCGCGCCACCCCGCGCGCGGGGTCAGGAAGCGCCAGCCGGAATCATAGAGCGCGATGTCGCCGGCGCGCCCCGCCCAGGCACCGCTGGCGCCGGCCGCCACAATATGCCGGTCGCCCGGCAGGGGGGTGGCGGGCGGCGCGGCCCGGGTGCGGTCGAGCACGGCGAGCTGCGTCGCCGCGTCCAGCAGCACCAGCGCTTCATTGTGGGTCACATGCTTCTGCGCCTGCGCCGCCGCCAGCAGCGGCAGCGCGAGCAGGGGCGTGGTTTCGCTCATGGGATGTTCCTGTCGGGAGGGACGGTCAGGGTCTCAGCCGTGCGGTCAGCGCCGTCCCGGCGCCGATCTCGGCCGAGAGCTGAGCGATGCGGACATCGAGGAAGGGCTGCGCCGCGCCGAAATCGGCGATCTCGTCGGCGAGCGCATAGGTCAACGCCGGCACGGTTGTCGTGAGGCGTCGCTTCACGCTTTCCCCGCTCAGTATCTCGACCGCATAGGCCTCGCCGGTCTCGCTGAGCGGCACCTCCACCAGATCCCAGGAATCGCCGTCGCCCCGCGTGCGCCGGGTCCAGCTGAGTTCCACGCCGGCCTCACTCCGCCGGGCCCTCGCATGCACCGGCGCGAAGGGTCGCAGCGCCGCCGGCCCCAGCGTGGCGGCAATCTCGGTAACGGCGCCGTCGCCATGGTCGCGGTCGGCGCGGCCGATGCGGTAGGTGACAGCGCGGCCGATCATGTCGAGCCCGCTCGCCACCGGCGCCAGATTGGCGTCCACCTTCATCAGAAGCGTGCCCGCCGGCCATTCGGTGGTGGCCTTCGCCTCGGTGCCCAACTGCCCGCGCAGCAGGCCGGACAGCCGCCAGGTCGCGGCCCCGACCAGCTCCGCCTCGGCAAACTGGATCACCTCCACCTCGCCGGAAGGGTCGATCAGCGCCAGCGCGTTGGCCCCTCCCAGCACCGCTTCCTCGCTCGCCCCCGCGATCAGCCCGCCATCGAGTTCGACGTCGAGGCTCGCGCGCTGCCAGCGCCAAAGCGGGCCGGGCGGCAGCGGGCCTACCGTTGCGCCCGTCACAGCCGCCGCCGCCAGGGTGACGATCGGCTGGAAGCTGCCCCCGTCCACCGCCCGCCACACGGCAAGGCTCCCCGGCCATGGAGTGACGAAGGCGCCGAGCCAGGCAAGCGTGGGCGCCCCCTCGCCGCGTGCCAGCGGCGCCTGGATGAGATGCACCAGCGCCGGCCCCTCGCCGCCCGGCAGATCGACCTCGCCCGCCCGCCCCTCGCGCACGGCAAGGGCGAACACCGCCGGGTCGATGCCGCGCGCGTTCACCAGGCGCGTGCCCCTGTCCTCGATGGAGACGATCTCCAGAAGCCGTGCCCGCCCGTCGCGCTCCAGCCGCACCAGGTCGCCCGGCTCCAGCGCGATTTGCGAGGGCGGCATCGTCAGGCTCACACTGTCGCGCCCCGCCCAGGCATCCTGCAGCCACATGTCGGCGAGGCCGGCGACCAGGCCGGGATCGGCCACCATGGCGATCTCGGCCCCGGTTTCCGCCCGCGCCGCCCCGGCAAGCCGCCGGGAAACCGCGGTGGCGCGGCGGTAATCATTGGTGCCGTCGGTAAAGCCGAGCGTGGCGGAAAGTGGAAGTTCGCCCTCCGCCATGCGGGTGAGCAAGGGCGCGGCCACCCCCTCGCCGGTGGCGATGTCCGCGTCGCCCAGCACCGCCCGCACCCGTCCGCCGCGCGGGGCCAGCGCCAGCGCGCCGCCACGCTCAATGAGATCGAAGGCGAAGGCCCGCGCCAGCGGCTCCAGCGCCGCCCGGGCGGTCATCGGCCGGTCGACCACATAGCCGTCGACAATGCCGCGCAGCTCGCCCGTAGCAATGTCCGGCACGCCGAAATCCGTCGCAAGCCGGGCGGTGAGTTCGGCCAGCGGCGCGGCACCCAGACGGCCGGTCAGCCAGTGCCCGGTCTGCCAGTTGGCGCCATCCGCCCACACATCTGTGGCGCGCGGGAATACCGGAAAGGGCCGCGCGTCCCAGGTCCAGAGATAAAGCGAGGCCGGGTCGATCATCCGCCCGCCGGGCAGCCCCGCCGCCGCCGGGTTCAGCGCCCCATTGGCGGAGAACCCGTTGAGGCTCGCCTCAAGGTGCCGGCGCTGGATCAGGTCGTCGCGCGCGCCGGTGGAGAAGGGCGGCAACCCGCCCTCGGTGGATTTCGGGTCGGGGAAGGCGCTCGGGCGGTTCGCCCCCTTGTCGACCGCCGGACAGCCGATTTCGGTCAGCCGCAGCGGCTTGGAGCCGGGCACCCATGCTGTCGGGCTCGCCTGCCGCACCCCACTGACGCGCTCGTGATGGGCATGGCTCCACCAGCCGGCGAGGTCCTTCTGGCGGAAGATCCACGCCTCGCCATAGGCGCCATCGGTGATCGGCGCCCGCATCTGCGCGGCGCGGGCGGCGTCATCGGGGTAATACCAGTCGAACGCCTCGCCGCCGTTGAGATTGCCGGCGATATAGGCGCGGTCATAGCCGCTCTCGAAGCCCTCCGCGTCGAGATGGCTGTCGCCCTCGCGCCAGTCGGCGAGCGGGGGATACCAGTCGATGCCGACGAAATCGAGCGCCGGAGAGGCCCATAGCGGGTCGAGCGGAAAGCGCACCTCCGCGCCCCCGCCCAGCACATGCGCGCCATATTCGGTCCAGTCGGCGCCATAGCCGATCTGCGTGCCCGGCCCCAGCATCGCCCGCACCTCGCCCGCCAGCGCGGCAAGGGCGGCGGCCGCCGGATAGACGCCCGGGGCCGAGCGAACCCGGGTCAACGCCGCCATTTCCGAGCCGATCAGCAGCGCCTCCACCCCGCCGGCGATCTGTGCCAGCTTGGCGTAGTGCAGCACCATGCGCCGCAGCGACCACTCGGCCGGCCCGGAATAGATCACGCGCCCGCCGGACGCGCCGAAATGCCCGGCATTCGCCGTGCCGAACAGCGCCGCCAGCTGCGTCGCCGCGCCCGCTGTGCCGTCCGGCGAGCCGGCAATGCCGGGCGCGGGATGGCAGGTCACGCGCCCACGCCAGGGGTGGGCCGGCTGCATCGCGCCGGGATTCCAGGGGTCCGGCAGGCTGTTGCCGGCGGCAATGTCCACCATCACGAACGGGTTGAGCGTCACCGCCAGCCCGCGCGCCTTCAGCACCGCGATCGCCGCGATCACGCTGTCGTCGGCAGGCGTGCCGCCATAGGCCGGTTTGCCCTCGTGCTGGCTCACCAGCGCGGCGCTGGTGCGTGTGTGCCCCGCCACCTGCCACGCCTCGGGAAAGATGCCGATCTGCGTCGGCTTGTTGCGACGCTCGACAGCGGGGCGGATCTGGCATTGGCCAGCCCGCAGATCCGTGCCGAACCACGCCACCACCAGCGCCACCCGCTCCACATTCGGGCAGGTGGCAAGCAACTGGTCGAGCGCGGCCGAGATGTCGCTGGCATGGGTGGTCACATGGCGGTTCTCCAGCTGGTACACGCCCGGGCGGTCGACCCGCAGCACCTCGCGCGGCTCATAGCCGAACTCGGTGGCGCCGGGGATCAGCGTCACCGCCCGCACCGCATTCTCCAGCGCCCCCACCGCCCGCTCCACCTCGACCGAAATCTGCGGCAGGCGGTTGCCGAAACGGGCCAGCGGCAGGCGCTCGAACACCAGATAGGCCAGCCCGCGATAGGCCGGCGCCCCCGGCTCGCGCGCCTCGATCAGCGGGTCGGGCAGTTGGTCCTCGCCGCCGCGATGCAGCCGCACGGTGAGCGTGCGGGTATCCAGCAGCCGGCCATCGGCCCAGATGCGGCCGAGCCGCGTCACCGGCCCCTCGCACACGCCCACCGCGAAACTGCCGAAATAGCTGTAGGTCGTGCTGCCGCCGCCGCCGCCCGCGATGCCGCCCTTGCCGCCGGAAGCCTGCGTCTGGGTGGACACCACCTCCTGCACCGGCGCCGCCCAGATCACCTGGCCGGACAGCCGCGCCCGTCCATAAAGTCGCGGCAGCGCCGCCCCCTCGGTCGAGGTCATGGTGCCGAACTCGGCGAGGCGCGGGCCCTCGACCCGCTGGCCGGGATTCAGCACCAGGGAATCAATGGCCGAACCGCCCAGCGCCCCCAGCGCCCGCCCGGCCAGCGCCCCCACCGGCCCGAACAGCGCCCCGCCGATCGTCCCGCCCAGCGCGCCGAGAATGAGTGTGGCCATGGTGTCTTCCGATCATTTGGCGTGAGAGGCCCGTTCCCCGGACAAGCCGCGCAGAGCGCGGCGCCAATCCGGGGCCCAGGAGAGGCTCTTTGGCCGAAACGCTGCCGCTGGGTCCCGGCGCGGCGCTCCGCCTGCGGCGTCGCTGGGCCGGGACACGGCCACATCCCCCATCCCCGGGCTTGGCCCGGGGACCTGATATCCGCGCGCGGCGCCAAGGCTGGTTGTCCGGGTCAATCCCGGCCATGAGGAGCGCCGGCAGTATTCCCCTCACGCCCCCGGAAAGGCGAAGGCGAAGGCGAGCCGGCGACGCCACCAGGGGGCGAGAAACACTTCCGCCACCGCCGCCCCGTCATGGGCGTGCACCATCCGCTCCGCACTCACGAGGATCGCCGCGTGCTTGGCGGGAAAGCCGTCGCGCCAGCGGAACAGCAGCACGTCGCCGGGTGCGATGGCCTGCAGCGGTACGGCGCGCATATGGCGCCCCGCCGCCTGCGCCATCTGCTCGGCCTTCGTCGCTTCGGCCCAGTCCGGCGCGTAGGCCGGCAGGCCCTGCGGCTCCGGCCCCACCACTGCCCGCCACACCCCGCGTATGAGCCCGAGGCAGTCAGCCCCCTGCCCCTTCAGCGAGGCGCGGTGGAGATAGGGCGTGCCGATCCAGTCCCGCGCCTCGGCAATGAAGCGCCCACGCAGCGCCGCAGGCGCCATCACCGCCCCATCCATCACCGCCTCTTGCATCACGGCCTCTTGCATCACGGTCTCCCCGGCGTGGCGACGCGCAGCACCGCGTCATTGCCCGGCATGTGAGGAAAGCCGCGAAAATTCAGCGTGTTGGAAAAGCGGTCGCGGCAGGTCTCGAAGCTCTTGTCGCAGCCCGCCGTGACGGTGAAAGCGTCGCCCGTCGCGGGCAGCACCGGCGGGCGCTGCCACAGTTCCAGCCGCACTGCTCCCTCCACGGTGTGGCCCTTCACCTCGGTGGCGAACCCCTCATTGGCCCCAGTTGTGAACACCAGCCGCCCCTGCGCGAACCACCCCGCCGCATAGGCGCCGAGCCCCGCCGCCACCATCAGCCCCGGCCCTTCCGCCGCGCTCACCGTGCCGTGGCCGGTGAGCGCCGGGGAGGCCAGCGCGATCGTGCAGCGGGCATCGCCCAGATCGGCGTCGCAGCCGGCGGTGAACAGCCGGCCGCGCACCATGTTCAGCGCGCTCGAGAGCCCGCGCAGCTCGGCAGTGAAGCTGCCCTCGCTGCGCCGCACCTCGCCAAGGCTGGCCCGGCGCAACAGCAGGAAATGGTCCGGCGCCGACCAGTCGGCGAGCAGCAGCTCGATCCCCGCCCCGTCATAACGGCCGGCGTCGAGATCGGCCTCGTCGATCAGCGCGGAGGTCAGCGCGGCCGACATCTCGCCCCCGCCCACCGCGAAGCCGAGCGCGGACGCATCTTCGCTGCCGGAAACGCCGGAGGCGGCGCGGAACAGCGTTCCGTCAACGGAGAGATCCTCGTCGTGTTCGGTGAGCCCGATCACCACGCCATCGCGGCGGGTCAGGCGCCAGCAGCGTGCCAGCGTCGTCACCCCGCTCGCCAGCGACGCCGCGAGGCCGGCGGGTACGTCTCTCATGTCCGTATCTCCAGGATCGGGATGCGCGGGATCGCTCCCGCCTCGAAGGCGGTGAGGTTCACCTCAAGAAAATCAGTGTCGAAGCGCACCGGCACGTCGAACAGAAAGCCCGCCGTCACGCTCGCCCCCATCGCCGGGATGTGGCCGGCAAGGAACGTCACCGTGCCGCTCACGGCATCGAGGGAGAAATGCGTGCCCGCCACCCGCTCCGCGCCGTTCACCGCCACACGGACCGAGCCCGCCACCGGCTTGGCGATCGGCCGCACATAGGGCGCGTGGCCGCCGCCATAGGTCTTGGCGAGGGCGAACTGCGCCCGTGCCCCGTCCCCGACGCCCAGCGCCTGGTCGAGCGACGATACCGCGCTTCCCGGCGCGGCGGAGGCATGGTCCAGCCGGTCGCGCCAGCGGAAGCCATGCAGCCGGCCGCGCCGCTCCTCGAAGAAGGCGACGACGCCCGCGAGCTGCGCCAGCGATTTCACGCCATAGCCGGCATCCCAGCGCCGGCGCGAATGCGCGAGCCTTGTGTTGCGCTCCTCGCGGCCGGTCAGCGTGGTGACGATCTCCGTCGCCCGCTCCGGCCCGCCCGCCGCGCCGAGCGCGATGTCGAGCGGAAACAGCGTCTCGTGGAAGGCGGGCATTCACAGGCTCCTTTCCCCGCGCGCCACGGCGCGGGCGATGAGGCCGGAGAGGTAGGCGTCGGAGCGGCGGAAGGCGCTCGCATCAGGCGTCGAGACGTTCACCGTCACCTGCGTGGAGCGTCCGCCACCCTGCGCGGCGACGCCCAGCTTGCCGTCGGCACCGCGCGCCAGCGGCAGGATCGCCTCGGCCCCGCGCTCGCCCATCAGGCCGAGCGAACCACCGGCCATGGGAAAATAGGTCGGCGCCGCCACCACCCCGCCCTGCGCGAAGGGGGTGACGCGCCCCTTCTCGAACGCCCCGCCCTTGGCGAAGGCCGAGACCCCGCCCAGCGCGCCCTGCAGCAGTCCGGAAAGCCCCTGCTCCAGCGGCTTGAAGGCGATGTCGAGCGCCAGCGACGACAGCCGGCTGGCCAGCGAGCGCAGCACGTCGTCGGCTTCGCGCCCCTTCAAGGTGGCGCCGGTCAGCGCATCGCCCACCGCCCGGCCAAACCCCCGCGCCAGCCGCTCGGCTTCAGCGATCTCGCGCTGGAAGGCGCTGGTGTCGGCGCTGATCTCCACTGTCAGCCCGTCGCCGTCGAATTCGGCCATGTCGCCCACTCCCATCTCGCCCTGTCAGTCGGTTGATTGCTGCCTGTCAGTCCGGGAACTGCGCCATCAGAGCGGCGAGCGCCGCCTGGTCGAGCGGGGATCGCGCCGGGCCGGAAAAGGCGCGCAGCGCGGCGGCGAGTTCGCGCGGGGTGAGCGCCCAGAACGCCCCGGAGGACAGCCGCAACCGGTCGAAACCGACCGCCATCGCGTCCTCCCAGGGGAAGGCCCGGGCACCACCTATCCGCGCGCCTCCGGAGGATCGGGCAAAGGGCGCGGCGTGCCTTCTGCGCCCCCTGCACCGCCAAAAGTGGCGGCGATCAGTTCGCCGACGAGGCGGGCGAAACCCGCCGCTCCGCCCGGCGTGGTCATCCGCGCCACCTCATCCTCGGTGACGGTCTCCCCGGCCCCGCGCAGCCCAGCGGCGACGAGGCGGATGGCGTCGCGCGCCGCGAGCCGGCCCCGGGCGAAGCGCTCGGTCAGCGCGACGAGATCCTCGACCCCGAACGCGTCTTCCAGCTCGGCCAGCGCACCCAGCGTTAGCACCAGCGTGCGCCGGCGCCCGTCGAGTTCGGCGGAGACTTCGCCGCGATGGCGGTTGGCCATGGTCTGTTTCCTTTCCACATGGAATCGCCGGGCATCCCTGGGTGCCCGGCCACTGCCGGGCGTCCCGAGGTGCGCGCGCAGCACGCCTCGGACGACGGCCCTCTGAAGGCCGGTGCCCCCTCACAGCGCCGCGAAGGTGATCTCGCCGGCGCTCTCCAGCGCGATGTCGAACGTCACCTCGCGGTCGTGCTCGGCGGCGAATTCCAGCGCGGTGATCTGGAACGGCCCGGCAATCGTGCCGAAATCGGGCACCACGATCTGGGCGTTGCGGATCGTGCCGTCGAAGAAGCTCTGGCGGATCAGCGCGTCCGACGCGCCGTCCTTGAACACGCCCGAGCCCGTCACCGAGGCGCGCTTCACCCCCGCCCCCGCGAGCAGCTCGCGCCAGCGGCCGGCGCTCTCCGTGTGCGTCACGTCCACCGCCTCGGCATTGAACGCGATCTGCCGCGAGCGCAGTCCCGCCACCGTGGCATAGGCGGTGCCATCATGGATCTTCAACAGCAGGTCCTTGCCCTTTTGCGCCGCCATCGGCCGCTCCTTTGCTTGTCCTCGCCAGATTCTGGCGGTATTCAGAGACGGTTAACTCTTCAGGTCTAGACTAGTCTTCACTCGGCCCTGGCGAGACGTCTTGCCGCCTTCGCAGTTTGATTCCGCAAACGCCGCCAAGTGACTTCATCTTCTGATTCAACTTCACGCGGATTCACGAGTCCGCTGAATCCCTTGCGCGGCTTTCCTGACAGGTTTGGAAAACTTCAATCGGTTTCCGTCACGGCGCGGAAACGCAGCAGCGCGCGATAGGTGCGACCGCCCGGCTCGCGCCGGATCTCGGCGGTGGAGGCGCGCAGGTTCACCAGCCGGTGGCCGTCGAGGGCGAGCGGCACGTCGTGCAGCGCCTGCTGCACCAGATGCGCCAGCGCGTGCGCTTCTCCATGCCCGCCCTGGCGCGACCAGCAGGCGAGCGCGAGGCGGTGCTCGGCGCCCGTCTCGGTGGCGGTCGACCAGTCCAGCACCTGCGCCTCGCCTAGGGTGACATAGGGGAATTCCGGCGAGGCGGGCGGCACGTCATGGATGCGCCCGGCGCCCAGCGCGGCGGTCAGCGCCGCGTCGGTGGCGAGCGCCGCGTGGATCGCCCGGCGCAGCGCGACGGCCGGGCCCGTGCTCATCGCGGCCTCCCGGTGGCCGCCTGCGCAAGCCGCCGGCGCAACGCCTCCAGCCCCTTCAGGCGCGTCAGGAATTTCATGGCGTCTCCTCCCGGCAGTCGCAGACGAGGAAGCGGCCGCGCCCGTCCGGGTCGCTCACCACTTCCACCAGAAAGTGCCGCGCGCCCAGACGCAGCCGGTCGCCCGGCTGCAGCGTGGCAGGGGCGCGCACGGTAATGGTGTGGCTCAGCACGGCGCCGGGCCGGTCGGCGACCTCGGCGGCCGCGCCGCGCGTCGCCACCGCGCCCCACAGCGCATCGACGGCGAGAAAGGCGCGGGTCACGCCGCCCAGCCCGTCCGGAGTCTCCACCGGCGTTTCCTGCACCAGCCGGTGCCGCAGGGCTCCGATCGCGCTCACAGTCGCGGCACCCGGAACGGCGCCACCAGCGCATCGAGCCGGGCGGGAAAGGCCGCGCCCGGCCCCGCGACATCGCGGTGTTCGTAGAAATGGGCAAGGATCACCCGCACCGCCTCGATCAGCGGCGAGGGCACATGGTCGGCGCTTGGCCCATGCCCGGCGGTGATGTCGAGCGCGATGCCCGCGAGCGCCCGCCCTGGCGCCGGCACGGCGCCCCGCGCGACCCGTATCAGCCCCGGCAGCCGCGCCGTGTCGGCGGTGAAAGCGTCGAGCGGCACAGTCGTCTCCGCCCCCGCCGCGTCCAGTACCCGCGCGGCGGTGATCGCCTTGAGCGGGTTCACCGGCACGGCGATCAGCCCGGAGGCCGGCCAGGCATCGCGCACGATCCGCCAGCTCTGGTCGATCAGCACCCGCCGCGTCAGCGCTTCCACGGTAGCCCGCGCGGCGGTGATGAGCGACGAAATCAGCGCGTCCTCGGCCTCGTGGTCGACGCGCAGATAAGTCTTGGCCTCGGCGAGCGTCAGCGGCTCGGCCGTCGGCCCGGCGAGAAGGATCGCGGGCAT